ATGTACAAATCATTAAACAATGTACCAAACGCTACTATCGTTTTTCTAATTAGTTCATGGTATTGTGCGTCTTTAAACATTATTTACTCCTTATAAGTCACTTGGGTCACCAAATGGATTCTTTTCTGTGAAGTCAAAGATATCATTGTTTGTATCGTTGTCATTTAATCCTGCTTCATCATCAAAAGATATATTGTCGGCGCCTGGTCTATCAGCCGCCATGTTTGTTGTGTTGCTATCTTCTAACACTATATAGTCAACAAAATTAGGGTCATCTTCCAGTATGATATTGTCGCCATCAACTTCGTCAACAATTAAGTCGCCTGTCTCTGCTAACAATGTCTCAATATTACCGTCAGTTACTTCAGCAAGTAATTTACCTGCTGATGTTGTACCAATCTCTAGTGTTATTTGATTTTGTAATAAATCTAAATTCTCGTCTTCTAATTTTTCATCAATCTCAGTAATACCTGTATCAACAAGTTCCATACTGTAATCCCAAACAGATGTTTTAAGTTTGAAAATAGGTAAATCATTAATCTGATACATTGGATCTTCGTCTTCAACGAAGTCTACCTGGAAAAACTTTTTGAAGGTTGGCATGTAGATAATGTCACCTTCTCTAGGTCTGTTTATTGAAATTGTATTTGATGGTTGGTCAACTAATAACTCAAATGAACGCCTGCTAACAACGAAAGTTATTTCGTCTTTCATATCTAAACCAAACTTACCAATTAAATCACCTTGACCGGCAAAACCGTTTACATCTTCTATATACATTTCTATTTGATACGCTTCTGTGTACTTACTATCAGGTGTTTCACCTAATATTTTATCTTCCGTTACAGTTGTTCTAGGAAGATAATGTACTTCGTGCCCAAATATTTTTAACTGCTCTATGATTAAATCTTCATAAAGAGTTTTTTCTGAGTGTGTACCATGTGAGAAATATGTATTTTTCACTTATTAACCTACCATATAGTTTGGTGGTAACTCAAAACTTAACTGTATTTGTTCTTCTAGTTTGTTGATTTCTTCTTGTGCTTGAGAGTAAATTTGTTCACCATTCATTTGAACACCACCCAGCATTGCAACTCCCTGGAATTTAGATAAGTTTGTACCCCATTGTTTTTTGATTAATTGAATTAAATATTTTTTTAAGAATATGTCATCAAATAAATCTGTAAATGTAGAACCATCTAACTTACGATAGCATTCAATGATTAAGTAATCGCCTGCTTTGACATCATGTGCCCAATCCATATCTATATACAATCTGTTTTTGTGTTGATTGTATCTAATTGGTCTTTCACCTGTTAGAATATGGTCTAACATATCTAAATGTCTTAATGTCATATCGTAGTGTATAATGCTTGTAGATGAAAAATCATACAAGTCATTTAATCTTAATTGATATCTGACATCAAATAAATTTAATGCCGCCTTGTCTGTAAAAGGAAATACTTGTAATACTGACATTACATTTGAAGGCATAGGTATATAATTTTTACCTTCTTTAAAACTTGATGTTACTGTGGAATCTGCTGTATCTGTGACTGTAGATAATGTTTCGTTACTTCTTGCTCTAGTAATATCGTCAGCTGTAACTTGATATTTTAAATACATTCTTTCAGAACCGTCATAATGATACTGAGCAAAGTATTGTACTGCTTCGTCTATTCTATCTTCTACTTGGTCGTCTTCTACATTGATTTCAATAACAGGTTTACCTAATGCTCTTAGGCAGTATTGTTTAAGTGTTTCTCTACTTGTTATTGGGTTATTTTGTGCCATAATACTACTATTTATGCATTATATATACCTATATGATACTGGAAAATTATTATTACTATTTCTCAGGTGTTATACCAGAAATTGTATGTGATGATATAATAAAAACTGCTCAACAGCACCAGGAACGACTAGGTGTGACAGGAAACTTGACTGAGGAAGACATAAAGAATAACCCTCAAGCAGCTCAGAAAAATTTATCACATAGAGACAGTTATATCACTTGGATAGATGATGAGTGGATATATAACGAGATACACCCTTGGATACAACAAGCAAATAAAAATGCTGGTTGGAATTTTGATTGGCATTGGTCAGAAGCATGTCAGTTTACAAAGTACAAACTAAATCAGTATTATCATTGGCATGAAGACCAAGGTGCAAAACCTAATGAACAAGGTAATATAAGAAAACTATCTTGTTCAGTACAGTTATGTCACCCAAATGAATATGAGGGTGGTGATTTACAGTTGTGGATCAGATAAAACCAAAAGGGTCTATTTGTATCTTTCCGTCTTTTGTAAAACATAGAGTTACACCTGTTACATCAGGCATTCGTCAAAGTTTAGTAATATGGAGTTTAGGACAACCTTATAGATGATATTTTACGGCAAAATAAAAGAACATAAACAAATTAGAAACAATATATTAGAACTTATAGATACAGCAGAAGCACAATCTATTAAACAATCTAATGATTATTATAATGATGATATTACAAGGTCAGATTGGGCAAATTCTGGTGATTATGAAAGACCGTGGGTAAAAAAATTACTACCTTATTTCATGCCAGAAATGTTGAAAATGACAAACTTAGCAGGTTATAAAGACTTTGAATTATTTGAGATATGGTTTCAACAGTATGCTAAAAACTCTACACACGGTTGGCATATACATGGTCGTAGTTACACAGGTGTTTACTATGTACAGTTTGACGGTACTGCAAAAACGCAAGTATGGAACAATGAAGTAATGAATTTAAACTGTGAAGAAGGAGATATAGTTATGTTTCCGTCTTTTATGATACACAGAGCACCACCTGTACAAAATGATAAAACAAAAACAATAGTATCATTCAACTTAGAATTTAAAGATATAGACGGCAGTAAACTAGAGGAGATTAGTCGTGCTTGAGATACAACCACTCTTTTCTAAACCACTTGCATATACAAAGATACATTTACATGAAAGTGATATACAAATTATTAAAGACTTAGAATATAAAAGTATTGAACCAGATGGTTTTCAATCTGTTGATGATATGATATGGGATAGATTACCAGATGTAACTAGAGATATAGAACGCCATGTAAAAGATTTTAATGATAATCTTATGCACTATCAAACACCTATCAAAATGACAAGAATGTGGAGTACAAAATTTATGCCAGGTCAACAAGGCGAAGTACATTATCATATGAATAGTACATATAGTTTTGTTCTTTACATAGACAAAGGTACAAGTTGTCAGTTTCAATCATTTGGACAAGAAGAATTATATAAACCTATCTATAATAAATATAATATATACAATATGAAAAGTTTTGATATGCCTGTTCAAAGAGGAACACTACTAATATTTAAGTCAAGTTTACCTCACAAGGTTATGAAAACAGATGTAGAAAGATATAGTGTATCAGGTAATTTTGTAATAACAGATTTAGATGAGTATAAAATAGTATGACAAACTTTATAGGCGAATATAAAATAGATGATAGTATGTGTGACGCATTAATAGAACATCACCGTAACTCAGAAAAAATTTCAGGTAAAGTAGGTTATAAGGATGTGGATAAAAGTGCAAAAGATAGTAAAGATGTTCATGTTAACATTTATACAAATAAACTTATTAAAGATTACATTAACGAAATAAGAAGTTTAGCAAGGCGTTATTGCGAAACATATGTATGGGCAAATCGTGCTTGTCCTGAATTTGATATTAGAGAAGACTTTAATATACAATATTACCCACCAGGTGGTGGTTTTAAACGATGGCACTATGAACAAAATTTTGTACCAGATGAAAGAACTGGTGCTGACTATACTAGTAAAAGACACTTAGTCTTTATGACTTATTTAAATGATGTTACAGATGAAGGCGAAACGGAGTTTTTCTATCAAAGAAGATTTATAGAACCAAGAAAAGGATTAACTGTAATTTGGCCAGGAGGTTGGATGCATACTCATAGGGGTATACCATCACCATCACAAGAAAAATATATTATAACAGGTTGGATATCTTATGTTTAAAACAGACCACTATCAAGTAATTAAAAATCTAATTAGTCCAGACATGGCAAATTTATGTTATCGTTATCTTTTAAATAAGAGGCGTGTATTTAAATTTCTACATGAAAACAAATTAGTATCACCATTTAATGACCATTGGGGTGCATTAACAGACCAACAAGTGGATGCTTGGGCAAACTATGATGATGTACTAATGACCACTTTACTTGTAGAAACAAAATCAAAATTAGAAAAAGAAATAGATATGAAACTTATTGAAACATACACATATACAAGATTATATGTTTATGGTAACGAATTACATAGACACAAAGATAGACCATCATGTGCTGTTTCTGCTACTATGAATTTAGGTGGTGACGCTTGGCCAATCTATGTTGATAATACAGGTGGTCAAAACAATCCTGGTATCAGAATAGATTTAGAACCAGGTGATTGTTTGATGTATAGAGGAACAGAATTAGAACATTGGAGAGAAAAGTTTTATGGCGAAAGTTGTGGTCAAGTATTCTTACATTATAATGACGCTAGTGACCCACAATCAAAAGATAACAAATATGACGGCAGACCTATACTAGGGTTACCTAATTCTGCAAGACCATATATAAAGGTAAAAGATGAAAATACAAGGTAGAGATATAATACAATTTGAATTTCCAATATATGTTCAAAAAGTAGAAGAACACCATTTACAAAAAGAAGACTTTTTAAAGTTAATGAAAGAAAATAAACCGTGGTGGGAAATTTTCGTACTTACACATGATAAGTACACAAAAAATGTAATGAATTATTTTGAAAGTAAATGGACTGATTATGTTAAATACTGGACAGATGATTATAAATTAGGTAAATCAGAAATACGCCATTCACATTATACATTTTTATATTTTTGGCATGATAACAAACTTACACTTACATTAAATGGTAAAGAAAAAATTATAGATGTAGTTGAGGGAACACTTATTAGTTTTCCGTCTTTAATGAGATATTCTATTAGAAATGATAAAGTTACAGGATATGATGTAACTTTTAATAATTAAGACCAACTGTTAGCGTCTGCGTCCCAAACTCTTACTTGTGTTAAATCAGATGATGGATCAGTTACACTTTCGTATGTTGTGTCTTCGTAATTAGTTCTTTGTGCATTAAGATTAGTAGTGTTTATTCTCCAGTATGGATTTTCAGTACCTACAACTTTAACAGCAATATATCTTGTATTGTCTTGGTCCCATGTAATACGATATTCAAACTTTTGGTCACCCTCAGAATAATCTTTTATAGTAGGTAATGCAACTGGTGGATAATATGCACCGTCAGTTGTATTTAATACCCAATTTGCATAAGGTTTTGGTGTTGTAAAGTATCCTGTACCACTATCATCTACAAAATAACAACCAGGACCTGCAAATCTTTTTCTAAAATTGTGATTAAAAGATGTTTGTTTCCATGCAATACCTGGATAAGCACCACCTACATATGTAATAGTAGGATCTTCTGGAATATTATTAGCACACCAAGTTTCTCCATCAACTGCCATATCAGCAGATACATTGCTGTCATCTACTGTACATACTCTTAAAACTTTATTGTCTTTGTCTAACTCAGCGAAATGTGCCATTAAATATTCTCCTTAACTTGTGTATGTTCCTGGACTATTAAAACTGTGAACTCTATTAGATGAAACAATTGATTGTGTTCCACCTGAACCTTTTTGTGTAGTACCTGGATATGCAATAACAACTCTACCTGAACCACCAGAACCTGCGTTTTGGTCCCAATGACCTAACCCGCCGCCTCCGCCGCCTCTATTTGTTTGACCTGATTGAGCAGCTTGTCCTCCCGGACCGCCGCCACCACCTTGACCTACTGAACCTGGATTACCTTGACCACCAATACCTGAACCGGCAGATTGTCCTTGACGACCACCGCCACCAGAACCTCCTGGACCTCCAATACCTGGGTTTTCAGCAGCACCATATCCGCCACCAGTTGATGTTGTATTGTGAAATACTGAGTTACTACCTGAGTTACCTCTACTTGTAAAACCTGTGTTTGGTGAACCACCGCCACCAATTGAAGCAGAATAAGAAATACCTGGTGCGTTTTCAATTGAACCTGTAATGAAACCACCTGCACCGGCACCTGAACCTTGGTTCTCTCCGCCGCCGCCGCCACCTGCAACAACTAAAAATGTAAATGTATATTCGTTAGTTTTACTTTGCAAATCAGACATTGCGATTGCACCTGAAGGTATACCTGCTAAACTTCTTACAGGTGTTGAACCCATATTAATAGCAGTAGATGTAGGTGAAACACCTAATTCTTCGTTTACTTCTGATAAACCTATCTGTCCACTTGGCGTTGCCATATTATATTCTCCTTATTGTTTTTTCTTTAATTCTGTAACTTCGTCTGTTAATTCTTTAACAGCTTCAATCAATACTGATACTAGTCTGTCATATTTAACTGCTTTGATACCGTCTGGTCTTGTACCAACGATTTCTGGCATAACTTTTTCAACATCTTGTGCGATAACACCAACATCTCTTTTTCTTACAAAGTATCCGTCTTCGCCACCTTTACTCTCAATGAAACTATCTTTCCAATCAAAGAATACACCGTTGATTTTCTTAATCATTTCAAGTGGAGAAGGAATGTTGATAATGTTTTCCTTAAGCGCTACATCTGAACTGTAGAAGGCAGTAATATCGTTTGTTGCTCTTAACTCACCAGCAGTACCTGAAGCGGCAGTATTAAGACCTAAACTGTCTAACTGTACATCATTACCGTCTGTTGTGTTTGATACAACAACTGTACCTGCCTGAGTTGGTAAAGTAATCGTTATATCACCTGTTGAAGCAGGACCTACTAAAGTTACTGCATTAGAACCGTTGTCACTATCTTCAAAGAATTTAACAAAACCTGCGCCTGTAGCACCGTTCTTTGTTTCTACTCCAGTAGAAGCAGTAATTGTTGTACCTGCAATTGTAGTTGCCGTTAAGGCACCTGTATCTAATGTAGATGAACCGTTATCTATGTTACCAAAACCTGAAGTGATTGAACCTGAGTTTAATGCACCAGTAGTAACTATGTTTGAACCACCAACACTTTCAGCAGACATATACGCTGAAACAGTTTGAACAGTCGTCATTCTCATTGTACCAGCATCGTTGATTAAAATACCATCACCGTCTGCTACAGCAGTAGTACCTCTAGCAGTACCACCATCTATTAAATTAATTTCTGCCGGTGTTGCCGTAATTTGGTCTGTACTAGCAGAAGCAAAAGGTTGTAAAGTACCTGCTACATTTGCAATATTAACTGTTCTATCAGCAGTTGGGTCAACTACACCTAATGTTGTTTCAAAACTATCATTTGTTGAACCTTCAAATACAAGTGAGTAACCTGCACCTATTAACATGTTGTTAGTAGATTGAATAATACCACCAGTTATCTGACCTGTAGTTGTGATTGTAGATGAACCGTTGTTTATAGTACCAAAACCTGATGTGATTGAACCTGAGTTTAATGCACCTGTTGACACAAGATTTGGCATTGCTGTAATTTCGTCATCAAGGTAGGCAGCAAGAGTTTGAACTGTAGTCATTCTCATTGTACCGCCGTCATTGATTAGTACACCATCACCGTCTGCAATTGCTGTAGTACCTCTAGCAGTACCACCGTCAATTAAGTTTAATTCTGCCGGTGTTGCCGTAATTTGGTCTGTTGAAGCAGCAGC